CCTTAATTAACCTTACCCAAATGGCCCTTCTAAGGCGCCGCCACCAGTACCAAATCCTAATGGCCCCGCTAAGGCGCCGCCACCAGTGCCTGATGCAAGCATACCGCTGGGAGTCGGCATTCCTCCAGTAGCCATAGCAGGTTGTTTTTGACTCGTTCCTGTAGGAAGCATTCTTCCAATATCAAGAATGTTATCTAACAGTCCGCCGACAAGCCCAGATCCCAGACCCCCGGCAAGATTAGCTCGACCAAGCTGCGAAGCAAGCAAAATATCCAAGCCAGAGGCTGTAGCTTCTCCGTACAATCCAGTGCCATAAAGCTGCGCTTGTTGTTGTGCTGCCGCTGCAGTTTGCCCTGGTGACAATGCCGCAAGCAATTGCTGTTGAGGAATGTAAGATCCAGCAAGTGCGCCTAATCCTAGTTGCTGCCTTCCAGCTTCTAACGCTTGAGATCCTTGCAACAAACCCTGCCCGCCAACTAGTGCCTGCAGTGCTTGCGCCTGTTGAGCCGCACTTAGACCCTGAGCCTGTCCTGCTAGGCCAGCCCCTAAAGTTGCATAGTCCATGCCAAGACCTGCTTGTTGGGCCTGCAATCCTCCTGCTAGTTGAGCAAGTTGCGCTGTTTGACCTGCTGCTGTGGCTGCCCGACCTAAGCCTTCCGATTGAAGCTGCGACTGGATTTGCTCTGCTGACAAACCAAGCTGTGCAAGCTGAGTAGATCGCTGTTGAGCTTGAGACTCCAAAGCAGACTGAGCCTGCTGTGCTTGTAACCCAGCGCCAGCAAGTTGCATTTCTCGGCCAAATCCTTCCGACTCTAGCTGAGCTTGCATTTGTTCCGCACTTAAACCTAGCTGAGACAACTGTGCTGCCCGTTGCTGCGCTTGAGATTGCAGCTGACTTGATAGCCCCGCTTGACCACTAAACATACCGCCAAGTGTTTGGGCCTCTCCAAGAGCTTGTTGACGCTCTGATTGGGCTTGCTGTATAGCCGCAAGAGATGCTCGATCTTGAGCCTCTTCTTGCGCTTTTGCCAAAGCTAGTTGCTCTGGAGTTCCGCCATATTGAGACGTGCGAACACCTAATCGGCCTTGAGCCATTAGTCGCTCTTCTAGCTCCATTTGCTGGCGTTCTTCTTCAGGCCGCTGTGTAGCCCGAATGCGTTCAAATACCTCAGCCTCTCTATCTGAAGTAGGCCGCAGTAAATCTGATGCAGCTTGTCCTGCAAGACCGCCGTATTGCGCTCTGAGCGCTTCTACGTCCTCTGGAGCGGCTGTTTCAAGTCCAGCCATACCCAGCCCTAGGCCGCGCTCTGCAAGCTGTCCTGCGGCTCTACGGACGTCTGGAAGCTGTATGTCTGAGAATGTTCCAGTTACATCGGTTACTGGCCCGCCTAAAACACCAACTTCTCCAAGTCCAAGACCTTGAGTAGCCGCACTAATTGCCTGTTGACCTAAACCAGATATGCCTTCTGGCGGTCTTTGAGTTATTAACTCAGGAACCTGGCCTGCAAACTGACCTCTTAGTAGGTTAATGTCGGCAGGTTGTGCTGCTGAAGCACCCATAAACTGCTGACCAAGACCTGCAGCTTGGGTTGATGCGGCTCTAGTAGGATCTACGCCAAACACTGGCTGTCCTATCATTCCAGACCCTTGTGTTAAAAGACTTGTTCCAGCCCCTGTAAGTTGTTGGGCAGGAGTTAATCCCATAGTTTGAAGTAGAGATAAATAGCTTTGTGCTTGACCCATTAAGGCTTGCTGAATTTGTTGTTGAGGGCCGGCTAGATCTAATCTGTATTGACCATCAGGGCCAGCTGTAAACGTGCCACCTGTCGCGCTTGTTACGGTATAAGGCCGAAACTGCGCTTGTTCCATTTGAGTTTCTGCAAGTTGTCTTGCATATTCTCTGCCTTCTGTTCCTAAATCGCCTAAGTCACTAAAAGCGGATTGCAGCATTCCAATGCCAGCTCCGCCTATTAACCATTCTGGTAATCCTAAAGCCATTAGTAAGTACCTCCATCAATTGTTCCTGTTGACAGAGTTCCCGTGAACGTCAGTGCAGGAATGGTTACTGTGCCTGTAAACGTAGGCGATGCAAGGTCGGCCTTCGTAGCAACGGCTGTAGAAATCGCATCGAATTCTGTTTCAAATTCAGCGCCCTTAATAATTTTGCCGCTGTCACCAGAAGGTAGACTATCTTTAGCGGCAAAGTCTGTAGTCTTAGTGTAGTTACTCATAGTACTTTACCCATTAGTGCTAATACGTTTATCTCTTGGAGAGACAAAGAAGATCCGTTTATGTCTGCCTCCAGTCCAATCGTGATTACTCCGCCGCCGCCGGTCGTGTTGATGCCTCTTCGAGACGTAAGATCGCCGCCAGTAAACTCGACAGTTGTGTTGAATTCGCTTTCGTTGTAATAGCCAGTTACCTGATTACCCACGGTAAACTCTGCCGTTTGAAAGAAAGATGCAAAGTCATACGCCCACTTTAAAAATACAACGGTGCTGTTAGCGCCCACAATGGTAGGTCTAAGTTTTTTAAGAATTTTAAGCTTAGAAGGATCGCCAAAGGTTAAGCCAGGGCCGTAGTATTTAAAGCGATACTTCTCGCCGTTATCTTCGTATCCAGTGTATTTGCTAATTCCGTTGCCATTACCAATAAGCAACGTGCCATCTTCTTTGCGGGTATAAGCGGTAAAGCCAGTGCCGGGCCATCGAGTTGTCCGATACGATCCATTTTCAATCGTACCCCTTACGTCAAAACAAAACGTCGTGTCTTGCGATGTAAACGTGAGTAAATAAAAGCCTTCTTCTGGACTGTAAACAGTCCTATAAAACTCTGATTCATTCTGTAGCAAACGAATAATGTCTTTAGTGATGTTTCCCGACAGGCTGCTAATAGGCATAGACTTTTCTTGTATTGTTCGCCCAAAGCTCTTTAAGCCTGTATGCGACAAAAACAACACGTCCGCGCCTGTGTACTGCACTGTATCTCTGTCAACGCAACCTACACCTGCTACGGTGTCAGACAACGCCATAGTTGCCGGCGATTCTGCCCCTGAGTAGACAACAATGCTGTGCTTTCCGAGGATAATAAGAAGGCTATTGTGTGCAGCCAAGGCAACAATCTCATCGTAGCCATCAGGCCATACCTTAGAGATATCAATAGAGCCGCTAGTGCCGCCAGACCAATCATGACCAATCAACAGGTCAGACCAGTAGACAGTAGATTTGTTATTGCTAAAGTCAGCAGTCCACAGCCGCCCGTAAGCAGATAGGACTTCGTTGCCATACATTGCAGAAGAAACACCAGCAGCGCCGGAAACGCTTCCTAGCTTAAGAACAGAGCCGCTAGAATTATCGTAAACAAGCGGCTCATGCCCGCGCTGAAAGAAATAAATCTTGTCGTTAAAGTTAACCATCTTCCAGTTGTCAGCATTAATCGTATAAGGGCTTGGAGTTTCGTCAACCAACGTAGTCGTGCCGCTTAGTATTTTGTTATTGCCCACAGAAAATATTTTGCGATTACCGCCGCTATCTTCAAACTCTTTAATAGCTCGTATCTTGGCTGTCCCCAACTCTGTTTTTGTAGTAGTTAGGACTTCGTGGCCTTTTCGAGACGCAATACGGCCCCGCTTGTCAATTACTGCGTTATCAGCAATCTCAGCAAACGAAGGGTCTTGTGCTATCGGAGAATCTTCTGTGTTAATTCCCTTAAAAGCTGGAGCGACAAGATTAATGCTTTGTAATGGTTGGGCCATAGCTACCTCACGGCGTATAGAAGATTACTTCTTCTGGGTGCTTCTGAGCATCTAGCGCAATAGCATCGGATAGATACTTGTCCGCAATAGAAAAATACTCAGGGGCTGATGTTCCGCCTGTCTCTCCTCTTTCCCTGGCTAACAATGCAATAGCCAAATGAATAACCGGCATAGACGGGATTGCCATGTCGTCATCATTAGCAGACAAATCAGCTTCTCGTTTTACGCAGTTAAATCGAATTGTGTACGCTTTGTCGGGCGTTGGATAGATATCAATCTGAGTATCGCCATTGCTGTCTACGCCGTTGTACGTGTAGTAAGTAGGCGCACTCGTGCGTGGCTCAGAAATAAGATAAGCCTCATCAAAGAACGTAGCTGTTTTGTACTCCATAAACAGGTTTGCCGTATCGTTTATAACGTTTAACGCTTTAATTCTGTTTTGGCTGCCGGTAAGCACGTAGTTAAACACGTCGCTGCTAGTTGTAATCGTTAGCGTTGTACGAAGTGCAGACCAATCCCAAGCGTCTTCTACCATGCGTTTAGCATCGTTTACAAAGTCGCCTACCATCTTTGCGTATGTACTGTCCTGCACAGAAGCAACTTCTTCTTCTCGAAGCCGCCTCAACACATTATTTACTAAGTTCAGATAAGTCATTATTTGTTCCTATCTACAATCATT